AATGAGCGTCGAAACTGAGATCCAGTGGAAACAATCAGACATGATTGAAGTCATGCTGAGTGAACCAGATGATTTTTTAAAAGTTAGAGAGACACTTACTAGGATAGGAGTAGCATCTCGTAAAGAAAAAAAGATTTATCAATCTTGCCACATTCTTCATAAGCAAGGGAAGTATTACATAGTTCATTTTAAGGAACTGTTTGCTCTTGATGGGAAGAAGACTAATTTATCAACAAATGATGTACAACGTCGTAATAGAATTGTGCAGTTACTATCTGATTGGGGATTGATTAAGATTGTTGACAGTGATTCTGTATCAGACTTAGCACCTCTTAATCAAATTAAAGTCTTGGCATTCAAAGAAAAGGGTGACTGGACACTTGAAAGCAAGTATAATATTGGTAGGAAGAAGACAGAAACTACATGATTTATGGTGATAGTATTAATGATCTTGTTATAAAAAAAGTAGAAGGCAAATTACATAGATGGAAAACGTGGGAACCAAAGACACCATTTGCACCTAATGTAGATGCACATGTTTTTTGTGATGAGTATCCAGAGATACTTGCTAAGGAAATAAATTTAATAGCAAGTCAGGCTCGTTTGGGTCAGGTATCAGAAGCAAAATTTTTAACTGGTGCTGATTATAAATCTTTGTGGACCAAGTATAATGTTTTTGCTTGGGAACAAGTAGTATTCAAAGTAATCAGAGATTTAATATACGATAGTTATGTTGAGTATTGTGAAACTCTTCACGTAGAAGTCTTAGACAGAAAAGATATTTGGGTCAGGGGATGGTTTGCTAGATTAGAACATGGAGAGAGTATTGGAATGCACTCCCATGCTATACATGAGAATGCATTTGTTAGTGGTAACATGGCATTGAATACACTTATACCACCCACAACTACAGATTATTGGATACCATTGTTTAGTTTATATCATGGATATTTCAAGGTAACTAACAAACCAGGTGCTATTACATTATTTCCTTCATGGTTACAGCATAGGGTTGATTCAAATCCTAGTGTGAAGGTTCGGTATACCCTAGCTTTCGATCTTTTTAACGAATACAACTTCAAATATATCAGGAAAACCGAAACAACTGATACGGATCTTGCGAAAATAATCCTGTTGTCAACTAAGCTATAGTGTGATTAAATAGTAGTGTCGCCGCAAGGGACACAAAACACACTCGCTTAATAAGGAGAACTATCATGGGTAACCTACAAAGGTATACTGCTGGAGATATGCCAGCACTACTAGAAAGAATAAACAAGAACTCTATCGGGATGGATGACTTCCTCGATGGATTTTTTAATGTGCATGAAACAACATCTAATTATCCACCATACAATTTGATTCATGTAAACAATGTGGAGTCTCGTCTGGAGATTGCACTTGCTGGATTCAAGAAGAAAGAGGTTGCGGTTTACACAGAGTATGGTAAACTGTTTGTTGAAGGTCAGAAGGAAGATAAAGAAACTGACACAACCTACACCCATAAGGGACTAGCACAGAGATCCTTTACAAGGTCTTGGACTATCTCTGATGATGTTGAGATCAAGTCAGTTGTCTTCGAAGATGGTCTTCTCACTGTGAGTCTAGGTAAGATCGTTCCTGAGCATCATGCTAGGAAAGATTGGCTTTGACTTGACAAGTGGTTAAATACCATGTATACTAATAAAACCGTAGACAATAAACTATGACGGATTCCGCTGCTGGTGCAGCATCAGCACCAATTCAACACAATATTAGAATCGTTACACTAGCGTCAGGAGAGAACGTTATCTGCAACTTCTCTCAGGTTCGTGAGGATGATAAGTTTGTAGCATATCAAATGTTATATCCTTTGATCACAGAGCTTGAGGTAGAGGGTGTGGAAGGTACTCCTGAAGCTACGTATCGTGTGAACTATCGTCGTTGGAATGTCTTCACACCTTATGAAGATTTTAGATTAAATCCACAACATGTGGTCACTGCCATGCCTCCAAATAATGAGATCATGACAAATTATGTACAAAAGTTGAAGGAAGCTGGAGTTGATCTAAGTTTCTTACCTAATAATGGAGAGGACATTTTAAATGGAGGAGCAGGAACAACAGGAGAATCGAGTACAGCTGCTGCTACTGAAGGACCAGTGGCTAGTAGCACGAGTTGAGGAACTCGGTGGTGTAGAGTTTGGTGACCCAGACTGTGTACTATATCATGCTAAACAAGTGAAGGAAGATGGCGAATTGACACCTTGGCCTCCTCATTCTGAGGAGTCTGAGGTTGTTATTAGGTCATCTGATATATTAGTTTTAGTTAATCCAAGTAAGAAAACTCTTGCTCGTTATATTGAGACCGAATGAAGTTCTACACCAACGTTGAACAAGCTGGCAATAGTTTGCTAGTTCGTGGTTATGATGCAGGTAGTGCATTCTCATACAGGGTGAAATATAATCCCACCCTGTATGTGCCTACCAAAAATTATTCTGAATGGAAAACTCTTGAGGGTGACTGTGTAGAACCACTTCCTATGGGTTCTATTAAGTCTGCCAAAGAGTTTGTTAAAGAATATAAAGAAGTACCAGATTTTGATATCTATGGTAACACTAGGTATCTGTATCAATATATTCTCGGAGAACATCCAGAGGATCAGATTCAGTTTGATACTTCGAAGATTCGTATATTTAACATTGACATTGAAACTGCTGCTGAGAATGGGTTTCCCGATATCGAATCAGCAGATCAAGAAATCTTAGCGATCAGTATTAAGGACTCTTACACTGGTCGCATTGTTGTCTTTGGTGCAAGACCATTTGACAACAGTGACCCTGAAGTTGATTACATGCACTTCAGGACTGAAGAGTCTATGATGTCTGCTTTCTTACAGTACTGGAATGAAAATTGTCCTGACGTTATTACGGGTTGGAACGTACAGTTGTTTGATATTCCCTATATCGCTAACCGTATTAGTAGGATACTCGGTGAGAAGTATACTAAGAGTCTTAGCCCATGGAAACTTGTATCTTCTCGTGAAATTTACATCAGGGGCAGAAGACAAATCGCTTACGATTTACCAGGAATTGCTACTCTGGATTATCTCGAACTGTACAGGAAATTTACTTACACAAACCAAGAAAGCTATAGGTTGGATCACATCTGTATGGTTGAACTTGGAGCGAGAAAGTTAGATCACTCTGAGTTTGATACATTCAAAGAGTTCTATGAGAAGGACTGGCAGAAGTTTATTGAGTACAACATCCATGACGTTAAGTTGGTAGATCAACTTGATGATAAGATGAAACTACTTGACCTTGCATTCACTATGGCATATGATGCTAAGGTGAACTATGAGGATGTATTCTCACAGGTTAGAATGTGGGACAACTACATTTACTGCGAGTTAAATAAAAGGAAGATTGCTATTCCGCCTAAGAAAGAGAGTGCAGTTAAATCAGAACAATATGCGGGGGCGTATGTCAAAGAACCGAAACCAGGAGGCTATGATTGGGTGGTCAATTTTGACCTTAATAGCTTGTACCCTCATCTTATTATGCAGTACAATATCTCACCAGAGACCCTCAGGGAGACTAGACATCCCAGCACGAGCGTTGAACGGATTCTAAACAAAGATGTTGAGATTGATGGCGAGTATGCTGTATGTGCTAATGGAGCACAGTACAGGAAGGATGTGCAGGGATTCCTGCCCTTGATGATGCAGAAGATGTATGACTCTAGGGTCATATTCAAGAAGAAGATGATCAAGGCTAAGAAGGAATATGAAAAGACACCAACTGTTAAGATTAAGAACGAGATTGCCAGATGTAATAACATCCAGATGGCTAAGAAGATATCTCTTAACAGTGCTTATGGTGCTATTGGTAACGAGCACTTCAGATATTATCGTCTCGCAAACGCAGAAGCAATCACCTTATCAGGACAAGTCTCTATCAGGTGGATAGAGAACAAGATGAATAGTTATCTAAATAAACTACTCTCTACAGATAAGGTTGATTACGTAATTGCATCTGACACTGACTCAATATATCTTAATCTCGGACCTGTTGTTGATAAATTTTTTGGTAATAAGTCTAGCGATAAGGTTCGGATCGTGGAACTACTTGATAAGGTCTGCAAGGATCGGTTGGAACCGTTCATTGATGCCTCGTACCAGGAGCTTGCGACGTATGTTTCGGCGTATGATCAAAAGATGATCATGAAGAGGGAGAACATTGCCGAACGTGGTATATGGACTGCCAAGAAGCGATACATACTTAACGTATGGGACTCTGAAGGAGTCAGATACAAAGAACCCAAGATGAAAATCATGGGTCTTGAGACCGCTAGGTCATCTACACCACAATTTTATAGGGACAAGTTATATGAAGCTTATAAGATCATTGTCAGCAAAACAAATGATGAACTTATCACTTTTATCAATGATGTCCGAACAGAGACCAGAAACAGACCCTACGAGGAAATCGCATTCCCAAGAGGAGTCAACGGCCTTGAAAAATATAAGCACAGAACTGACATCTATTGTAAAAGCACACCCATCCAGGTCAGAGGATCCCTCCTCTACAACTGGTACTTGAAAAAGCATACCATTGAGCATAAGCATCAAAGGATACAAGAGGGTGAGAAAATAAAATACATCTATCTTAAGATGCCCAATCCAATACATGAAGATGCTATCAGTTTCTTCTCTGAGATTCCACAGGAGTTTGGGGTAGATCCATTTATAGACTATTCACGACAATTTGATAAGGGTTTCTTGAAACCTTTGGAAAAGGTGCTAGACTGTGTGGGTTGGGAAATTAAAAAAACAATAAAACTAGGAGCTTTTTTTGAATGAGTAAAACAGTATGGACTGTCACGTATCAAGATGCTCAAGTTGAAGCACTCGATGCAGATCAGATTAAGGTTTTTGAGGAGCGTGATGCTGCAAGGTTTTATGCTCGACAATTATCAGAACAGTATGATTATGTTAACATGTACGAAAGTGAGGTAAGCAAATGGGGTTCCTAGATAGTGTAATAAAAGATAGCGGCAATGAGTTTGCAAGTAGGGTCAGTGACGGCGTGGCTGCAGGAGACACATCCAGCTTTGTTGATACTGGCTCCTATATTTTTAACGCTGTCGTTAGTGGTTCTCTATTCGGTGGTATCCCCTCTAACAAGGTCACCGCACTCGCAGGAGAATCTTCAACAGGAAAAACGTTTTTTGCCCTTAGCGTTGTACGTAACTTTCTTGATAACAATAGCAACGGTGGCGTTATTTACTTTGAGTCTGAGTCTGCTCTCTCTAAGGATATCATTGAGTCTAGAGGGATTGATTCCAAACGTATGGTCATCTTCCCTGTTGCTACGATAGAAGAGTTCAGGACTCAAGCAACTAGGATCGTTGACAAGTATATGAAAGAACCAAAGGAGGAGCGTCAACCATTGATGTTCGTTCTTGATTCTCTTGGCATGCTTAGTACATCAAAAGAGATGGAAGACATCTCTAATGATAAGCAGGTCAGGGACATGACCAAATCACAGTTGATCAAGGG